TACGAACTGACTAATGGCTATGTGGATGCCTCTCGCGCACCCACGGTACGGCCTGGGACGGTTCTGGACACGACGCTGCCGGCAGGAACCAAGGGACTGTGCGCTTTCGCAGGAAAGCTGCACGTCTTCGCGGCCGAGCCGATCGACTCGGGAAATCTGGCGTACGTCGTCAACGTCCTGATCCACCCGGATCCGACCTATGTCGGCGGCATCTACAAGATCCACTTCGCCAAGCCGTTCCTAGGACTTCTTTACGTTGTAGCCGAGTTCGACGATGGCGGCGTTTACCACTACTGGCTACAGGTGCCGGAAGTCTGGAAGCCGAACACGATCTACGGCCTTAACACGATCGTCAGTCCTACCGTTCCCCGCGGCTTCGTCTACCAGACAGCCACAAAGAGCAATGCGCCGGCCTGGGCGCCCAATCAAGCGAAAGCACTTGGCGATGTCGTGCAACCAACCACTCCCAATGGGTGGGAGTACGTGGTCACCGACGTTACCGGCACGCCAACCACGGGCGACACTGAGCCGGCGTGGCCCACAGCGGAGGGGGCTCAGGTCTTTGAGGGGATCGACACGACTTCCGTCCCGTCTACATCTTCCGATGCGGGCGATGCCGCACAAGCGGCTTACGACCAGTTAATCAGGGATCGCTACGGCAAGGGGAATAGCGCATGACCGCCGTATGGGAGGCAGGGCATACCTACGTCCCTGGCTCGCTTGTTCGTCCCGTTACCGCTCCTGCGGTGGCGTCGGGCCAGCCGACGAATCCATCGTTTGAAGATGGCTCGACGGGATGGACGCTTGGGACAGGGTTCAGTGTTACTGGGAATGCCCACTACGAGGGCAACTTCTCCCTGCAATACGACGGCACTGGTCAGGCATCCACGGCGAGCACCGATCAGCGGCCTGTCTTCCCGGGTCAGAGCATTACGGCGAGTTGTCTCGTACAGCAGGGCGCCTCGCCGTCAGGAAAGGCTGGTGGTCAGGTTCTTCTGCTTTGGTTCGACGATAGCCACGCACAGATTCACTACGACGCCGGCAACAACGTATCGAGCGGAAGCGGTGGCAAGTGGAGCATGTCGTCGGTGACGGCGACGGCGCCTGACGGTGCAGCCTATGTTGCCATCGGTGTGAGCTGCGCAAAAAACAGCGGCTACTCAATGTGGGTGGATGCTTTCAGTTGGAGCTATGCGTACGCAGTTCCTGCGGGTGGATTGGTCTACAAGGCAGTTCAGCCCAATGCCGGTAAGAGCGCGGCCAATGAGCCCGTGTGGCCCCCCGTCCTAGGTGAGCAGGTCATAGACAACGAGGTCATCTGGGAGGCGGTGCTTGCTTCTCAGATCGTCTGGACGGCACGCCCGATCAACCGAAGCGGCGCCTTTGAGCCCGACTGGCCGCAGAAAGCCGGAGATTTCGTTCATGACGGAACGATCGACTGGACGGCGGTCACGCCTCAGATCAAGGACGTGAATTGCCCGAATAGCAAGATCGTCGCTATTGCCGCGAGCAAGGTCTACGCGGCTGACAAGGACATCATTCGATATTGCGCCACCGTAAATCCCCTGGACTGGACTACAGAGGACGATGCTGGCTATCTGCCCTACGGCTTGCAAACCTATGGCTCGAATCCGGTGGAGGCGATGAATCTCTATCGCTCCAATATCGTCGCGTTCAATGCCGAAGGTATGCAGCTATGGCAGGTCGATGAAGATCCGTCTCAGACGGCGCTTCTTGATGCCCTGCCTGTGGGAAGTACTCAGAACCAGGCCCTCTCACCTGTCGCTAACGATCTGATCTTCCTTTCGTCTCAGGGTGTCCGGTCCATCGGGGTCACGTCCAGTTCGACCAACTTGCAAGCGGGTGACATCGGTATGCCGATTGATCCCCTTGTGAAGCAGGCCGTACAGGACGCACCTAGCGCGCCTCTCGCAACCTACGTTCCTAGCCTGGGGCAATACTGGCTTGCGATTCCGGAGCCTCTTGCACCCGGCCCGACCATTGCCGGAGCGCTGGGAAATGGCTATGTCGGCGATGTGGTCGATTTCCAGTACACCATCACGGCGGTAGGCCCCTATACCGTCACCCTCATATCGGGAAGTTTCCCCGATGGCTTGACAATGGATGCTCTCGGACACGTCACTGGCACAAGAGCGTCAGATGGCACAGCCGTTCCCGTTATCCGCGTGACCGACGCTAACGGACGTCTTGTGACGAAGACTGACCCGTCAACCACGTTCGAAGCGCCTCCGGTCTACACCGGAACATTCAACATCAGCGCGGTCATGGGCGCGCAGGTAGATTCCGGCAACCAGATCGTTCCCAAGGGCCAGTGGAAGTTCGTGATCGCCGACATGGATCTCGCGAATGGCGTCGTCTCGCTGTACGTGGACAACGTGCTTGCCGAGACCAAGAACGTTGACGCGATCTCCCGGCCGGAACTGGACCTCACGGTCGCCGGCATCCACCGGACCACGGACTACACGTTCAACAGCTTCCGCGGCTTGCTGTGGGGAGCTGGCGTCTACAACGGCGCCATGTCACAGAGCGACCGGGATGCGCTGTGGAACGGCGGCGATGGCATCAGCTTCAACGAACTTGCTGCCACGAACCCGACATTCTTCGCAGCACTCGCCTATGGGTGGCAGTTGAACGATACGGCTGGGGCGCTAACGCTTGTTGAGGCGCATGGCGCTACGCCACTCACCGTTGAGCCATCTGACGCACGAACCACGCTGCAAGATCCCAAATTCGGCACGGTCAGCGCCTTCAACCATGCGGGACGGGCCCGAGCCATCGGGACGTCAACGGGCTCAAGAGAAGCCGCAGATCACGTGGCCTACTTCTGCTGGGTCTATTCCGGCGTGCAGGAAGGCGATTCATTCCCATCGGTGCTAAGCCGGTATTCCGGCGTTGGCGACTACATGGGCCTGCGCAGCTTCTGGATATCGGACTGATGAGCACGACAACGGTCTTCGTTTACACCATGAATAAGGTGGGTGATGTCGGGGCATGGTCCCGCTACATATTCCCATTCCCTATCGACGACTTCGCCCAGCTTGGCGACTTCCTTTACATCCGATCGGGTGATGACGTCCTCCGCGTTGACCCGGACTCGCTCGTGGATTTCCAGGGGGATCTGAGGCAGAGCACGTTCGAAGGCATCATCCAGTGGCCCTGGTTGGACTTCGGCGCGCCAGGTGTCACCAAGCAGCTCATCGGATTCGATATTGTCGGGAAGGGCACGGCGAGCATCCAGATCGGTTACGACCAATCCAATCAGGGCACGTATACCGCGGCTTTCGATGTGCCGGCTGACTCGGTTCCCGGGATGCTGATTCCGCTCCCTGTGATGGCCCCCAGCATGAGCGTCAAGCTCACCTATGCGGGCGGACAGAGGTGGCAATTCAACGCCTTGAACGTAACCCTTCAGGACATGAGGCTAGGCGCATGATTTCTCCGTCGCGCCCTGGTTCGAATGTCATTCCCTGCACACTCTTGCACTTGCTCTATCTGTGCGAGCGCATGCGGGAAGACGAGCGCGCGCAGTATATGGCGCTCACCGGTACAACGGAGTTCAATCCGGAGACAGCCGCGGTCGGGTTCTTTAATACCCCTGGCTTGAAGTTCACAGTCATTGGATCAGACAAGTACCCAGCCGCCTGCGGCGGTGCCGAGGAAGTCTCGCCTGGCGTGTGGCAGACATGGATGGTCGGAAGTGCGGATGGGTGGTCATCGACCTGGCGCTCTCTCACACGGGCGGCAAGATGGCTTGTCAGCGGCCTCTTGGAACAAGATGACGTTCGCCGGGTGCAAGCCACCTGCCTTTGTGCGAGGGCGTCGGCCGCCATGTGGTTTGAGCGTTCCTTGGGCATGCAGCCCGAAGGAGTCTGGCGGAAATACGGCCGAAATGGTGAGGATATCGCCATGTTCGCCCGTGTGGTGGAGGGCTGACGATGGGCGGCGGAGGCAATGACGCAGCAAAGCAGGCGCAGCGTGCCGAGGAACAGCGTCAGCGCAACATTCAGGATTCCACGGCCAAAGTTAACGCGGTCTTCAATGATCCTAGCCGAACCGCACAGTATGACCAGCTAGCGCGCGATACCACCGCGTTCTACCGCACCGATCTTGATCGGCAAAAAGCCCAGACCGATAGGAGCCTTAAGTTTGCGCTAGCCCGATCGGGTCAGATCGGAGGCAGCGTCCAGGCGGATCAGAACCGGAAAGTAGGTGAGGATTATCTCAAGGGCGTCATCGAGGCGACTCGCCGCGGATCAGCCGCGGGCGCCGATCTGCGCGCACAGGACGAGACGTCCAGGGCGAACCTCATCGGAATGGCCCAGAACGGATTGGATGCGACGACAGCAGCTAGTAACGCCGCGGCAGCGCTGAGAAGCAACCTTCAGTCAGGTCAGGCCACCGCGACCGCCAACTCGTTTGGTGACGCCTTCGGCGACTTCGCGAATATCTACCGGCAGAGCCAGGATGCCGCAGCGCTGCGAAACGGTCAGAAATACGCCTATCAGACGCTTTATCAGCCTGGATTCGGATATGGAGGCCGGCCATGACCGAGCTGACAGCTATCGACCTTCCGCTCAAGCCGACGCTGGAACAGATCCAGCGATTTGAGCAAGTCCTCGCCAGAGCCCCGCAGGCCGAGCACTTCACTGGACACTACTTCGCCGATGGCGTGTATGGCCGAGCCCTACTTATTCAGGCCGGTACCGCGCTTACCGGGAAGATGCATCGTCAGAGGCACCTTAACTTCCTCATGCAAGGAACCATCCGCGTATGGACCGAGGAAGGGATGAAGACGCTGGAAGCGCCGCAGATCATCGTGTCCGAGCCAGGAACGAAACGTGTCGGCTATGCCATCACGGACGTTATTTGGGTGACAGTCCACGCCACCGATAAGACCGACCTCGGCGAGATTGAGGCAGAGGTCATCATGCCGGAACTGCCGCTAGTGGTCGAATACGGGGTGCCTAATGAAGACCGTTGATCTTGGGAAGGCTGTCGCCTTGGTAGACGACGATGACTTCGAGCTAATCAACTCTAGGCATTGGCATGTGACAGCTCGTGGATATGCTGGCCGGACTGAGCGCCGAGGCGGAAAGAAATTCCATGTGATGATGCATCGTGTGATCGCTAAACTTTCTCACTACGATGAGCGAGTTGTAGATCATATAAACGGCGATAAACTCGACAACCGACGTGAAAATCTCCGCGTCTGCACGCACGCGCAGAATCTTTGCAACTCGAAGCTATACACCACGAATAAGTCGGGAATGAAGGGCGTCTACCAGCGTCGCGGATCGGTACGGTGGACTGCTTATATATACAAGGATCGTAAGTGTTATCAGCTCGGAACATTTGACTCTGCCGAGGAAGCGCATAAAGCTCGTCTGAGCGCCGAAAAGCAGTTCCATGGACAATTCGCACGAAGCAGTGACTTGCTGCGGGAGGCTGCTTAAATGTCGTGGTGGGCGGTAGGCACGCTAGTCGTCACGACGGCTGCAAAGGTCACGCAGGACCAGAAGGTTGCAAGGCGGCAGGACAGGCAGCTCGCGCAACAGATTCAAACGCAGTCGGCGCACCAACAGGACGCTGACAAGGCGGTCTCTGACCTCATCAGTAAGACGGCTGCGTCGAATGACCAGGGCGCAAGGCAGTCGCTTCTCGGCGATTTCATGCAGCAGGTGCAGGACGCCAAGGGCAACGCCACGGGTGGGCTTAACCAAGTTGGCAACGTCAGTGATGCCTATAAGGCATCGGGTGCCGACGCCGCGCTAGGCATCACTGACTACGGCAAGCGAGTAGCCGATCTGACCAGCCGTATCGACGCCCCTGGATTGCAGCGCCAGAACGAGCAGACCGATCGTCTTCGCTTCACGTCAGACCTGGGAGGGATCAGCCGCGCTGCGGCGGGTGACGACTTCCTGGCGCAGATGCGGCTTAGGAACATTCGGGCTAACCCGTGGCTGTCGGCCGGCATCCAGGCGGGACAGGCATACGCGGGATCGCGCCTCGCCAACGGTTACGGATCCACATACACGCCAAACAATGGAAGCGTGGCGTTTGATCAGGGCTACGGCACCAACCTACCTTTTGGGTGATAGACGATGGCAAGCGGATGGAGTGAACTTGGGGCCGCGCTCGCCGGAAACGGTGCGAGACAGCGCGCCCTTTACGAACAGGGAGCCACGGGCGTGGCGCGCCTGGAAGGCTTGCTGTCGGAAGCACGGCGACGCCGGGATGAGGAAGCGGGATTCGCTGGTATCACCCCAGACACGGTGGCCGCCGCAAATGGTGGCGATCCGACGGCACAGGCATCGCTTGTTTCGGCGATGTTTCACGCGAACCGCAATCCAGAGCAGCTAAGCGGCTACCAGCGCGAGTCGCTAGGAACGGCCATCCAGCAAGACGCTTATGACCGCGTGCGCAATGGCGCAGCGGTGGCGGACGTCAATCCGCTACTTGCGGTCTTCAACGGAAAGCCGGTCGAAGTATCCTCAGTGAAGGACGGTGTCTCGTACAATGCCTATGCGACGCCCGATCAGAACACCTTTACGCCAACGCAGGTCGGTATGGCTGAGATCATGCAGCGCGGCGCAGAAGCCGATGCGGCTAAGGCTCGTGCGGCAAGTAGTTATGCCACCGCAGCAAAAACGCGAGGCGAAATGGGTAGCGGTGGCCCTGTCGTCGGTGGTGGCCGCGCGGCTGACTGGTCGATCCAGCAAGACCGGGACGGGAACGTTCTACGTGTGAACAAGATCACTGGGCAAGCCCTTCCGGTCATGGTCGGCGATGAGCAGCTTCGTCGCGGAACGACCGCAGGCAAGGCCCCAAACAATGAGCAGTCGAATGCTGCTGGCTTTGCGCAGCGCATGGTCGCTGCTTCCAAGGAACTTGATGATCTCGTCTCGCAGGGCTATGACCCTGCCAGTTTGCTAGATCGATCTGCCGCGGCGATTGGTGGCGTCACCGGAAATACGCTGATGAGCGGGCAAGGTCAGCAGTACCAGCAGGCCGCCCAGAACTGGGTACGTGCCAACCTGCGCAAAGAGTCTGGCGCGGCAATTGGCAAGGATGAGATGGAACAGGAGGTCCGCAACTACTTCCCGGTGGCCGGCGACACGTCCGATACCATCGCGCAGAAAGCCCGGACTCGCGCGATTGTGGAACAAAACATGATCCGCACCGCTGGCCCAGCTTGGCCTGGGAATACATCGGCCGGTGCGGCATCTCCGTCGCCAGCCAGCAACGTTTCCCGCAGCGGCACCGGAGGGGTAGGTCACGCGGTAGGTGACATCATCAACGTGGGCGGCAAGCAGTTCCGCGTTGTCGGTGGCAGTCCTGAAGATCCCGACGTGGAGCCGCTGTAATGCCGAAGCTATCGGAAGTCATCGCAGCGCAGAGCCAAGGGGATGCTTCCAACCCACAGGCGGCTCCGCGACGCATGAAGCTCTCTGAGGTCATCGACGCTACGCCACTAGCCACGTACACCGCGGCGGACCTGATGCCAGCGGCCATGGCGCCAGAACGCGATCATTCGATCGGCGAACGTGCTGCGCAGGTGGGCGATGAAATCGGCCGTGGTACGGCATTGGCGGCACGATCCGGGCTAAAGGGCTTGGCGTCGGTGGCTGACCTGGCTGTCGTTCCGGGCACGGCGCTTCTAAATCGGGGGCTTGAGGCCATTGGGGTCAATCCTGGCACTGCCACGAGCTTGAATGACTACATCGACGCCGGATGGAACAAGGCTGGCTTGCCTGTCCCGGCAACGACGGGTGAGCGCGTCGTTGATCGGATCGGGCAGAACCTCTACGGGTCGGTTGGTGCGGGCGGGGTAGGCCGCGTCCTCCAGGGCGCAGAGAGCGCCGTTGCCCAAGGTGTGGGGCGTGATCTCGCATCCAACCTTGGCACACAGGCGGTCGGTGCCGCGACGAGCGGTGCCGCGGCACAGGGCGCGCATGAGGCTGGCGCTGGACCGGTAGGCGAGGCGATCGCCGGAGTGCTTGGCGCCGCAGCGCCGTCTATCCCTGCTGCATCTGCTGCCGCGCTACGTGGCGCATTTCGAGGTGGCGAGCAGGGGCGGAGGAACGTCGAACAAGCGATCAATGACTTTGCCGTTGCCGGAACAACGCCGACCGTAGCGCAGGCCACTGGATCCAATGCGAGGCTCGCCGCCGAGTCTGCTCTAGCGAAGGCACCAGGTGCTGCCGGTGTTATGGCTGACAAGGCCGCTCAGCAGGGCGTTGGCAATCTAGCCTCTCGGCTTTCGCCGGCCTCCGAGCCAGCGCAGGCGGGGCTTGCCATTGAGAGAGGCATCACCGGGCAAGGTGGATTCGTCGATCGCTTCAAGGACAATTCCAAGCGGCTCTATGACGAACTGGACAAATACCTTCCGCAAGGCACGCGTGTGCCGGCGACCAATACCCAGGCGGCGGCTAGCGAACTTGTAGAGCCTATTCCTGGAGCGCCGGCACTGTCTCGGTTCTTTATCAACAGCAAGGTGTCAGGCATCAAGAATGCGCTTGATGAGGACACGGCCGGTCCCATGGCGGCACTGAATCGCGATGACATCCTTTCGGAGGCCCAGCGTCGGCAATTCGCCGCGGCTGACCAGAATGCCGCGATTGATCGGCAGAACAGCCTGCGCGCGTCCCTCGGCATGAAGCCGAAGCCGAACGTTGACCCGAACAACGACATTGCGAGCCTGCTCGATAGCGCCCAGGATGGCCGTCTCCCCTACGAAGCGCTGAAAAAGCTGCGTACCCTCGTGGGGGAGGAAATCTCCAACCCGTCGCTTGCGAGCGACGTGAAGACGTCCGCCTGGCGCAAGCTCTATGCCGGCATCAGTGCGGATATGGAGGGCGCTGCCAACCAGGCTGGACCGGAGGCGCAGCAGGCATGGAGTCGGGCCAACAACTACTTCAGGGCTGGGCAGAGTCGCATTGAGGCGTTGGATCGCATCGTCGAAAAGGCGGGTGGACCTGAGGCCGTATTCAATGCTGCCACAAGTGGGACGAAGGACGGTGCTTTCACCATCAGGAGCGTCATGCAGTCCCTTCAGCCTGACCAGCAGAAGGTCTTGTCAGCAGCGGTCTTACGCCGTCTTGGTGCGGCCACTCCGGGTACTGCAACGGAGCAGGGCGAGTTCAGCATCAACTCCTTCCTGACCAACTGGAACAAGCTCAGCCCACAAGCCAAGAGCGTGCTTTTCAATCGCTACGGTCCTGGCTTCCGTGAAGATCTTGATTCCGTTGCCAAAGTAGCCGGAACCCTTCGTGGCGCGGCCAAGATCGGGGCCAATCCCTCTGGCTCGGCAGCGGCGGGTATTCGACAGGCAGCGTTGAGCGGATTCGCGCTGGCTGCTGTCACTGGTCACTATCTTCCAGCCGCCGCCATTGCTACCACCGCGGCGGGATCTAACTTGGTAGCTAGGAGCATGACGAGCCCAACATTCGTCAAGTTTCTGGCCCGAAGCACTGACATCCCGCGCTCTCAGTGGGCCGGCGCGATCGCGTCGCTTATCCAAGACTCAAGGGACAAGGGCGACGAAACGGGTGTGCAGGCAGGACAGCTACTTCAGCAGTCCCTTAAGGAAGATTATCGCCAGCGCAATAAGGGATCCGAATAGCAGGACAAACCCCAAGATGACCTTCCAGACCATAAGATGAGTGCGCCATGTGTCTTTCTGCGCATGCAGCTCATCCACCGCAGGACTCATGGTGAAGGACTTCTTAGGCTGGCTGTCCGGGTCTTGGTCGGTCATGGCGGCAGCATAGCACCACGCCTTGAACGTTGCGCGCCATGGCCTACAACGGGGCAATGAATATGCGCCCCTCACTCGCCGCCATTCGGCTCGCCAAGTCCAGCGAGGGGCTAAGCCTCATCGCTTACCCAGACCCCGGAACAGGGGGTGAGCCCTACACCATCGGCTATGGATCGACAGTCGGCGTTCTTAAGGGCGACGTTATAAGCCTGGACCAAGCAGAGGCAAGGCTTGATCGGGATCTCGCCAATGCTGCCAGCATCGTGAATCAGGCGGTGAAGGTTCCACTCTCCCAAAACCAGTTTGATGCGCTGTGTGACTTCGTTTTCAACGTTGGTCCAGGCCGTAAGAGCGTCAAAGATGGCTTCGTCGTTCTCAAGAGCGGCCAGCCATCAACCATGTTGCGTAAGCTCAATGCCAGCGACTACGCAGGAGCCGCGGCAGAGTTCCCTAAGTGGACGAGGGCGGCTGGCAGAGTTATGCCCGGTCTGGTTACCCGCCGCGCAAACGAACGCGCCTTGTTCGAGGGCGGGGCATGACGGTGGCGACCAAGCGGGTACTCCTTCAGCATCCTGCCTATCGATCGCTCCGTGAGGCAGCTAAGAACATCCAGTGCGCAGCGGACGTCAAGGATGTCCCCGAAAAGGCCATCGAGCTTTTGCAGAACGCGAGAGCGAACGTCACCGGCGCGATCGATGTGCTTATGGAGCGCGACCCTCTGAAGCATCGTCTAGGCATGATCTGCCTGATGCTTCAGGAATCGACCTCATACAAAGTCGATAAGATCGACGGCCAAATGGTTGAGGTGGTGGACGTCACTGATGACTACATGTTCAGTTGGGCGATCCGTGAGCTGCACCAGCTTCCCGTGAAGTTTCGCTCATGATCAGCATCACCAAGGGCTCCGTAAGCTCCTTGCGCGGTGGCCTAGCCATCATCGTTGTGACCATGTTCGTAGTCACGCTTACCATGCTGTTTAGCCACGAGGTGCCCGATAAAAGCCGGGAAATGGTGAGCATGTTCGTCGGCGCCCAGATCGGCTACGTCAAAGACATCCTGTCCTACTACTTCCCAAGCCTGAACAGCGCTCGGGCCGGGACGAAGGCGATCGAGCCATGACGCGGGCAATTATCTACGCGGCTCTCGTCGCCTTGATCTTCGGATCGGGATTCTATGTAGCGCACCTACAAGGGGAGCGAAATCTGTCACAAGCCACAAGTGCATGGGACAAATCGCGTGCCGACCTTGAGTCCAAGCGTGCCGAGGCCGAGGCAGCACAGCGTAGGGCAGAGCACAACCAGGCCGAAGCGCTTTCGAAGGCCGCTGACAGTTACCAGAAGGGCAAAGACGATGCGAAGCATTCCGCTGACCAAGCTGTGGCCGATCTCGCTGCTGGCAATCGCCGGCTGCGCGACCAGTGGGCAACCTGCCAAGCCACTACCGCCGCAGTGTCATCTGCCGCCAGTGGACAGCGCCCTGATGGAGAAGACCGACTACGTGAAGCAAGTGTCGGACGAATTCTTCGTGCCGTTGGACAGTGCCAAGCCCAGCGGGACGCCCTACAGCAAGCCCTGATGGGTGAGCGCGAGGGGCAGTAGGATGAAATCCCGCGTCCAGCTCTACGGCATCACGGGAAAATACGTGGTGATCGATACAGAGGCGACCAAGGGCGCAGTCGTTGGTTCCACGCTGTTATGGCCTGACGGCACCGTGGTTACTGTCGAAGACCTGACCAAGGGTCCGTCCTCATCGTCTGGCCCAGGCACCACTGACGAACTCGAAGAAGGCCAGTTCAACAAGTACTTCTCCGCAAAGCTCGCGCAGGATGCGGTGGGAGCAATCCTCGAAGACTCTGCGAGCATTGCATTCACCTATGACGTAGATGCACCGTCAATCAGTGCGGACCTTAAGCCTACTGGCGTCGAAGCCGGCACCTATGGCGATGGCGTGAAGCTTCTCCTTGTGGCTGTGGACGCCGACGGCCGCCTGACCGCTGTGTCCGAGAAGGCTCTCATCGCCGGCAACGGCATCAGCTTCGACATCGACCCCGATACCGGGGCTATCACGATCTCCGTCAACAGCTTCGTGGCAACGAGCCGCATCACGCGCGACGGCAACACACGCGTCACCCGAAACGGCGACATCCGCGTCACTCGATAGGAATCCCATGGCAAACGAAACCATCAACGACCTTCCGGTAAAGAGTGGCACACTCGCCGGCACCGAGAAGGTCGAGATAGACGACGGATCGAGCAAGTCGGTTACCGTCCAGCAGATCGCCGACCTAGCCGCCGCGGGAAGCTTGGGATCGGACGTCACGGTGCTTTCGATCGCCTCGGGCGTCGTGAACATCGATTGCTCGCTCGGCGACTATTTCACGCTGGCTCTAACAGCAAACGTCACCAGCATCACGTTCAGCAATCTCCCGGCCGCTGGCGTTGGCCGCACGCTCATGATCC